GACGGATGGCTCGCGCCACAATGCGCACAGACCTGGCTCGCCTTAAACGCGTCCCACTGCGCTTTCTGCTTCTTCTTATTGACCCGAGAGCGCTGCTTGGTTACTTCTTTATTCTTCTGGTACCAACGGGCCTTGTAGATCTTGGCCATGGCCTTGCGCTTAACAGGGTCCTTATAAGGCACTTAATCAGTCCGTGGTGAGCTTCTTGGCCCAGTAGAGTGAGTCGGTATTCGCCCAAGGGGCGGAGGGCTCCAGGAGCCTGTAACCGGCCTTAATGAGGTTGTTGGAGCTGGGGACGTTGTCGGTGGTGTCAGAAATCATCCAGACAAAACCCTTCTTCCTGGCATAACGCTCACGAAGGTTGATAAGACGGCGCTGGAGGCCCTGACCACGCCAGGCTGGTAGTACCCCCGCCCGAGCAAGGTAAGCGGTGTCACGCCACTGCTGAGAGGGCTGCACGAGGCCAAAGGCGACAGGTTGGTTGGATGACGCATCACGGCCCAACCACCACGAACCATCTTCAGGGAATACAGGCTCGTCATCCGGCAGGCAGGCGAGCTGTAACACACGCAAAAGAGTGGTGTGTTGCTCAGAAAGGTGGTGTATTGCTCGAAAACGGACCATAGCAGGTGAGTGTACTGCATGAATGTTCAATGAATACAACCGTTTGGGGGGGTTTTGTGGGGTTTTGGAGTGGTGTATGGTGGGCAGTACACCACTGAGGCTTATAAGGGTGTTTTTATTTTTGAAAACGGAAATTATTTTTTTGAATAAAAAACACCCTAGTGGTGTGTTGTGGGTGATAAAAGGTAATTGAATCAAGGACCAAGGACCACGCACCTGGGTGTTTAGGGTAGTGTATGGTGGTGTACTGTGGTGTATTAAAAAGTACCATCAAAACCAAAAAAGGGTGGGGTGCGCGCGCGGTTCATTTGTAAGATAAAAAAACTTTTTTTTTGAAAAACACCCTTAAAGAGTATTGCGCAAAGGGCTGTTACTGCCTGTTTTTGACGGGTTTGGGTACAATCCTGGGTATGAATACTTCGCAAACTGTTGAAACGCCTAGCGTTAGCCGTTCAGAAGCACCCTCTGACTATTACCGAGTCAAGCCTCGCAAGCATGTTGTGCGCTATAGCCTGCTGACCGGCCGGGCTCGGTATCCGTTTAAGGCCATGCTGCTGGACGACTACTTCCTGCTTGACAGCCAGGACCACGCCGTTGCCGCGCGCAACGCCCTCAAAACCTTCTACCGCCGGTATGCTGGCCGAAAGTTCACTGTGAAAGAGGACGTTCACATTGGCTACTGGGTTTGTAAGAGGATCGCCTGATGACCTACCGAGACGTGTTCCACGTGCCGCCAGTGTTGCCGGACAAGATGAAGAAGCGGGTCAACTCGAAGGTTGCACCCCTGAAGTCGCAGCGTAAGAAGCTGACCAATAAGGAGTGGACCTTCGTTCAGGAGCTCGTGAGCGCCGATGGCCAGGTCACCATGAAGGAAGCAGCCATCCGTGCTGGTTACAAGCCTGCGAGCGCCTCTGCTATGGCGTGGCAGCTCACCAATCCGAAGCTCAATCCGCACGTCGTCGCAGCCATCCAGGAATACAGGGCGGAGCTCGCGCAGAAGTACGGCACGAACTTCGAGCGGCACATGCGAGACCTGCAGATCATCCGAGACAAGGCGCTTGAGTCTGGCGCTTATGGCGCTGCTGTTCAGGCTGAGTATCGCCGTGGCCAGGCCCTGGGCACCATCTACGTCGAGCGCAAAGAGATCAGGCACGGCACGATTGACAGCATGAGCAAGGACGAGGTCATGCGTAAGCTTGAAGAGATCAAGAAGATGTACGGAGCGCCACCGCAGGCGATCCTGGACGTCGAGGCCCACGAGGTCGAAGACAGCATTGAGGTTGATCCACCGTTTGAGGAACGTAAGCAGCTTGAGGCCATCAAGGAGCCTGCAGAGCTGCCCACCATTGAGGAAGGCGATGCCGACAAAACCGGAAGCAGCCCTGTACAAGAGAGTTAAAGAAAACCTGAGGGATTGCCACATAACCAGGCTCGAGTCCAGGACCGGGCTCGGCATACCCGACTGCCTGCTGGGATTTGGCCCTTTGAACCCAGGCTTTGCCATGCTGGAGCTCAAGGTCGTAAAGGGTGGCTTCAAGGTCCGTTTGTCTCCCCACCAGGTGGCTTTCAACCAAAAGCATGCGGCGCTGGGCTGCCCAGTGTTCATCTTGGTGCAGCGCTACCACACGGCCGAGTCGACGCCTAAGAACTCAGACCTGCTGCTGTTTTCTGGCTCCCAGGCGGCCGACCTGGTCACGCAGGGCCTCAAAATCACCCCTTTGGCCGAGTTTCCGACCTTAAACGCCGATTGGGACGGCATAAAAGCCCTTTTGATGGCCGATTTATGACTTTTTTGGCCACCTGAGTGAAGTTAGTGCTCAAAAACCTTGGAAAAGCGCATAAAAACGTCATTTTCGGCCCTGTTTTGCGCATAAAAGGCACTACAGCTTGCGTTATGTAAACCTTGCCCAGGGGGCGCGGCCAAAGCTCCCCTGCGTACGTGCCCCCTCCCGCCCTCCCCGGCCCGGGAGCCGTGTTGCGTGGCCCGAGGGCCACCCTCCAAGGCCCTCGGCGCGTTGCGCCGGGGCCTTGGTCCCAGCCGCGTGGCGCACGGCGCCTGCGGCCTGCAGCGCGCAGCGCTGCCCATTGGCCACCGGGCATGGCCCGTGGCTCGCGGCCAGTGGCCGCGGGGGTAGAGTCCCGGCACCGGATCTCGTTTTTGGGCGCAAGTTAGTTAGCGCGCACTAACGTTGCGGCCCACGGCGGTGGCGAAGGTCTATATGCCCGATTTCACACAAAATTTCACGGCCCAAAACAGAATTGGTATCTTACGCAGGGCTTCGACTTGTAAAAGGCCCCCCTTTCGTTTAAAAGGTGTTTCTGAGAAAAATTTTTATAAAATTTAAAATGAACGAAACACCCTTATCTATCCCTGTTGAGATCCAAGAAGAGCAGGCCAAGCTCGAGCTCAGGCTGATGCAGCTCGAGATCCAGGACAAAGCCAAAAACAATTTCATCGACTTTGTAAAATACGTTTGGCCAGAGGCCATCCTGGGCGCCCACCACACGAAGATGGCCAACGCATTTGACCGTGTAGCCAGTGGCGATCTCAAGCGCCTGATCATCAACATGCCCCCGCGGCACACGAAGTCTGAGTTTGCGTCCTATCTGCTGCCGGCGTTCATCATGGGCAAGAAGCCTAAGACCAAAATCATTGAAGCAACCCACACAGGCGAGCTTGCTGTGCGCTTTGGACGTAAGGTACGAGACCTGATGGGCCTGGACAAATACGCGGAAGTCTTCCCTGACGTGGAGCTTAAGCAGGATTCAAAGGCAGCCGGAAGGTGGGACACGAACCATGGCGGGGAATACTTCGCTGTGGGTGTAGGCGGTGCGATGACCGGCCGCGGTGCGGATCTTTTGGTCATTGACGACCCTCATTCAGAGCAAGACGCGCTGTCGGACCTGGCTCTGGACAATGCCTGGGAGTGGTATTCCTCTGGACCTCGGCAGCGTCTGCAGCCGGGCGGGGCCATTGTGGTCGTGATGACTCGATGGGGAACCAAGGACCTGACGGCCAGGCTATTGAAGGCACAGAGCAGTCACAAGGCTGACAAATGGGAAGTCATTGAATTCCCGGCCGTCCTTCCCTCTGGCGGACCCCTGTGGCCAGGGTTCTGGAAACTTGAGGAGCTTTTAGCGGTCAAGGCCTCTCTGTCGGTGCAGAAGTGGCAGGCCCAGTGGCAACAGCAGCCAACCAATGACGAGGGCGCGATTCTCAAGCGCGAGTGGTGGAAGCGCTGGGAATATGAGGATCCACCCGCGGTGCAGTACATCATCCAGTCCTATGACACGGCGTATTCTAAAAAAGAGTCGGCGGACTATTCTGTCATCACGACCTGGGGTGTATTTATCGCGGACCAAGACTCAGGCCCTAGCATTATTTTGCTGGACGTCAAGAAGGGCCGTTGGGATTTTCCTGAGCTGAAAAGGATTGCTCGAGACGAGTACAAGAACTGGCGGCCAGATAATGTTTTGATCGAGGCAAAAGCGACTGGAATAACATTGCAACAGGAGTTGCGCCGTGTTGGTATTCCTGTGACAATGTACTCGCCGGGAGGCCGGCGCGCGGGGCAGGATAAGGTTTCGCGTGCAAATGCGGTCGCCCCGATTTTAGAGTCCGGAATGGTCTGGGCTCCGGAGACGGATTGGGCGGATGAATTAATTGAAGAGTGTGCGGCGTTTCCAAATGGTGATCACGACGACATGGTCGACTCAACGACGCAGGCCCTTATGAGATTTCGTGCTGGCAATTTTATTTCGCTGGATACGGATGAAGCCGACGATAACGCAGAGGTCGCGGCGGATATGGAGTACTACTGACTCTGTGCAATTTCATTTCAGGAGAAATGCCATGTTGGAATCAATGATTGAGGACCGTGATCACACAAG